GTAAATCATCAAATAAGAATTTGGGTCGTATGAAGTCCTGATTGGTGTCATGTACACGGCACCCGGTGTAGTCGCGTCAATCTGTTCGTTTGATGCGTTGAATACAATGGTATTTTCACCCTGCTCATCCGTACAATTCTTTCCAAAACGGATCTTCGTGGAACGTTCCACGGTACTTAGATTCTTCACCATTTATTATAGGATTGTATTTTAATTTGCATACATAAGACCCGCCATACCATTATCAATTCGAAGTATGTTATAGTTTACTGCGTAAATGGGGTCCGTTATAGGTTTAGACTGACTGTGAATCTTGGCTGAGTCTAATCGACTGAAGTTTAGGGACCCTGTGGGTTGCAAAGAACTCGTGTTGAGACAGAAGCAGTACAAGAAAAAGTCTGGGCTCGTCACGAAATTGGTGTGGTAATAGTTCATGACATCGATAAAGTGGGGTTTCGCCCATTTATAAATACCAATGTCGACACTGTTGATACTAATCTTCACCTTATTGTTTGTGGATGTGAGGGCACCCTCTGATGATGTGTTTGAGCACGCGAGATACTTGACTGGGTGATTGAATGTCAACTCCTGGACAAGTTCCGCTGAGGGAATACTCTTCTGCACCTGTGTGATGAGAATATTATTGGGTCGCGAAGCGATGTTTCCACGCTCTTCATTATCGAGGTAATAGTAGTTGGAGTAAGCTTCGACGTTGTAGTTACCGGCGTCTGGCCCCCAGTGGATCCTGACTTCTACGTTGTGATACTGAAGTGCCACGAGGGGTATGGCGGACTGAGGACCCTCACAGAAGAAGAATCGGAGGGGGTAAAAGTAGGACCTGGCGCTCACACCTGGATGAGTCCCGTTGGAACTCTTGGAAACATTTTGAGCGAATGTATCTATGGCAATCTTTTCGGTGAATATGGCGTCTTGGGTATCTATGATGTGTCCTCCTATGAGGAGCTCTACGTGGTCTATGATTCTGTCCCACCGTTGGATATCCAGCGCCTGGTTCAGATCATCCAATGTAAAATACGTGTAGCCCAAGAGGTCACCACTTCTCTCGAACTTTATGGTGGACATGGAGTTACCTTTCACAGCTCCTTGAATAGTCTGTTTTTCGACGGACTGTGAAAAGTTGGAATGTCTCTTGAAGGTGGAACTGAAGAATGAAATCTCGGGTTCTCCTATGATGTGTTCATCTTGAGCACCTATGGCGATGAGTTGTACTATTCCAGAGGACATTTATAATAATACAGGTTTAAAAATAAACAAACTAACGCCCTGGGAGATTGGGGTTTTTACATACGAATCGTAGTATAAAGTAATTGTCAGTGGTACCTGGGATAGTATCACCATCCTGATTTCTAAGGGTGAACGTTAGCCTCCCGAGTTTCCTGATGGGCGTGACGTACTGTTGGACGACTGGATAATTATCGGCGAAATTGAAGTTACCTGAACCATCACAGAGTAAAGTACCGAACGAACGATTCAATGAACTCTGTGACGACTGGCCATCGAGGTCCGATGTGGCTCGCTGACTGAAGTTGGTATCCAGTTCCTGTATAGATATATGACACACGTTGGATGCGCTCGTGTGTATTTGCGCCGCAGAAAGACGAGCCTGTACGATGTTCTCGAGTGGTTGTTGCAGATACACGGAAAATGTATTTTTACTCGCCTGACCAGACGTATCAACGGTGATTGTGTGATATTCATGTTCGAAATCGGGGAGTGTCGACTGTGACACGGTCACTAAAGCCATTTATAGTAGCTTAGATTAAAACGCCACCGATTCCGTCATCAATTTCATAGCTCGCGTGGTCTCGCACGAGCTTCTGCCCACCACAGATACCCTGCACGTCGATGTTGTAAAAGTCAGACTCCTTGGTGGGTCCCGCGAGGCACTCTGTACCACGGGTCAGGGTGAAGATGGATTCGTCACTGACGGGCTTCACGGTAATCTCCCTGGGCTGATACTTGCTCACGTTGTTCGTGGGTCGCATGAACATGATGATAACGAGGAGAACCACGACGGCGGCGATCATGTTGAGCGTACTGCGGTTGGTAGCGTTGAGTTTCATTTTATACTGTACTAATATTTTTTTATTAAGTGCGTTAAAGATAAAAGAATAGTTTCATGATAGAGAGTAATGGACAGTGAAATTATTCTCGATCGTGGAGAATCTCATGTCATGAAGCTCGATGAAGCTGAGCAGGCTATGTTGAATGAGATTCAACTGGAATCCCCCGCCCCCCAAACCATGTCCCGGGGGAGGCCACCCATCAGACCCCCTGGAGGTTCTCCGCCTTATAGGAAACCTCAGATGTATCAAGAAGATATTAGCGAATTTGCAAACCCCATGAAACAGAATGCCCCCCCACCGCCACAACAGGAGGATCCCATCGATTACGGTGAAGAGGAAGCAGAGGATGAGTACGAGGGACCCTACGAGGGAGGTGAGGAGGAACAGCCATCCCCTGGGTACAAGACCATAGACGAGGAGAAAGCCGATCTGGTCAACAAGTTGGGTCGGCTTGAGAAGAAGGGTTTCGCGGTCAATAAACGCCTCAACGCCTATTCACCTGTCGACGAACTTCGCACGGAGGTGAAGCGCATCACGTACAGCATCGAGGTGGACAAGTCTGTCAAGTTTTCGAGGCGTATGCTCATCGCGTGTGTCACGGGTCTGGAGTTTTTGAACAAGCGCTACAATCCCTTCGACGTTCAACTGGATGGCTGGTCAGAGAATGTCATGGAGGGTGTGGATGATTACGACGAAGTGTTTGAAGAGTTGTACGTCAAGTACCGCACGAAGATGCACATGGCTCCTGAGATTAAACTGATCATGATGTTGGGTGGCAGTGCGATGATGTTTCATCTGACCAACAGCATGTTCAAGTCTGTGATGCCCAACATGAACGATGTCATGAAGCAGAACCCCGATCTCATGCAGAACATGATGAGCGCGGTCCAGAATACCGTGGTCAATCAGGGGGGTGCGGCCCCTCCACCGGAGTCCTCAGGGGGTCGTCACGAGATGAAGGGACCCGGCCTGGATATCTCGAGCCTGATGGGTGGTATCATGATGCCCCCACCACCCCCCATGAACACCATGGCTCCCCAGTCCCGCCCCCAGCAGCCAGAGATGGACGAGGAAGATGACATCTCTGATATCGTGTCAGAACAGGGCGAGGAAGATGAGATCAAGGAGGTCAAGGTGACCCCAGCGAAGGGAAAGCGTGGTTCTCGTAAGAAGAAGGTTGAAATTAATTTGTAATCCTACTATAAATGATAGGCTACTGCCCCATTGAGTTTGATGAACCCCCGGCACCCCCGAAGAAGCAACGGGCTGTCGATGTTAAAAAAGAAACCACGGTAATCGATGACACCACGGAGTGTAACTATGTTGTGATGTTTTTCATCGTCGGTGTGATTGCGTTGGCGGCCATGGATGCAGTTAAGAAGTAAGCATTAGAACTCATGTATGTTCTGGGAGTTTTCCTCCCTCACCATATCATGAAGGATTCTCGAGGGCATCCAGGCGCGCGAGCACGGAGGTGAGTTGGGCCTCTAGATTGGCCACCTTAGTCTTTTCGGCTTGTAGTTGCCTGTCCACTTCTTGGAGCGCCGCGGTGGCTACCGTGAAGATGGCATCTTTTTTCAAATATACAAAATCATCAACCTGTTGTCCATAGACAAATACTTTATCATCTGTTATATCTTTAGAAATCCGAATGGTATGTGAGTCTATAATTTCAGTTATGTCAACAAGGATTTCACTATTATCGTATGTATTCAATTGTATAGTATACGCATTCGATTCTAATTGACTCGTGTCAAAAGTAGTAAAGGTTATGATATTAGATGATGTTACATTGCACACTTCATAAATATTTGGAATCACGGAAGTAGCCATCTGTGTAGAATAGGGTATAGTGTTTGAAACGTCTTGGGCTATAAACCCCCATACTTGAGTGGTTCCCCGACCTATAACATCTTTGTACGTGTATGTTTTAGGTTTTAACAATCTCAGGGTGTCTAAAGCAGATGAATCATTAATATCATTAATATTGGATTTAATTCTGTAATCTGATGCTGTTATTAAAGCGTTTGTAGATCCCAGATATCCATTACAAATAATGTTACCATTTGTATAAATAGATACTGCACCAAAATTTGCAGATGGGGAACTAAAAAATCCACCTGGGTCAAGCCAGCGTGCGAGCCCCCCACTTACATTACCCGAAGAACCAACTACATGTAATTTGGCCAAGGGGTTTGTGGTCCCCACCCCCAATTTCCCTGAAATTATGGTGTCACCTACCACATCTAAGGCATTTGTGGGGTTCGTCGTCCCCACCCCCAGTTTCCCTGAAATTATGGTGTCACCCCCGACGGCTAACATTTCCGTCGGGGGGCCGTTATTATAATTATTAGTCACCGCATTGATAGGGTCCGGACTAAAAGAATACACATTCCATAACATTATCATACCCATATACATA